CAAGATTAGCCAGCAAGGTTTTTATGGCGCTGACTATCTACACATGACTATCAATGCCCTAGACATTGAGAAGATTGCCCCCGGAACTATGCTGGACCCAGATAACCGAGACAGGGACCGAGTGGTATGGAAGAACCAAATTTGGCGCCCTTTCCAGACACAACAGGCAGGCATTATCTCCGAAACTTTTGTGCTTCTTAGCGTAGACTTAACTCAGGTAATGCCTGAAGAAATGGTGAATGACGCACAATTTCAGGCATACGCCAACTGACCAAGGAGAACATTTATGGCTTTATCACACTCTAACCCGCTAGTGTCGTTGAACTCTTCAACGCCAACAGCCCTTTGGACAGTCCCTACTGTCACCACAAGCATTGAAACCCGCCGTCAGCCTCAGTACCAAAACGTATTAATTCAGAACACTGACGCCTCTATTGTTATCTACATTGGTGGGCCCGGGGTCTCTACCACTGCCTACGGTGTGGCTTTAAGCGCAGGGCAATCAATTACTCTAGATTCCCTTGGACCTAACGAAATCGCCTACGCTATCTCTGCTTCTGGAACCCCAAAGGCCTCCCTACTCTTTGTAACCTCAGCATGAGTATCCGTATAACGAAACAGGGCGCCCCTATTTCTATGGGAAACTCCGCCTCAAGGCGTGGTGGCTCTGGAATCAAAGTTAACAAATAACCCACTACGAAAAGGATAAACAATGGCTAAAGATGAAAAGAAGGCTGAGAAGAAGGAAGACAAGTCTGTAAAGAAGGACCCTAAGTTGCTCAAGCCCTTCGATAAGAAAGACAAGAAGGACGACAAGAAAAAGAAGTAAAGCACCAAGTCTAAGCGTTGACTATAACTGCTTTGGTGACGCCCGACCTATAACTTGCGAAGACTTTAGCCCTCGGAAACGGGGGCTTTTGTCTATCCTTAGAGTAATTCCCGTGCGGGAAGGTTGCTTTACCCTTGCGACTGACTGTGCTTGCTACTAGGAGATGCCTCATGGCTGAAAAGATTGATGGGCCCTCAGATTCTGAGTTTGCTAGCGCCATCGTCCAAAACATCCCCGACCACAAGATTAGCGTTACAAAAGCGGTGGTAGCAACATACTTAGTTGGCAAGGCGCTTAAAAGTGCAAAAAAGCGCTGAGACTTTAGAGCAATACGCCAAAGATTTGGCCGCTGAGTTAACCCCTCTTCTTACAACTGACCTTCACATTATTGCCGCTCAATCAGGTTGGCCCCAAACACTTGTTAAAGTTTTAAAAGTAGACCTTTCCCCTACTCTACAGTTAGAAGTTACTTACCCAGAGGAAAACAAATCTGAAGTAGAGGACATGGAGTACGGGACTCCTAGCCAACTCCCTAACGCGGCCATTCGCCCTTTTATTCTTCGGGCCCCAAAAATTATTGAGAAGTTTTTAGAAGAGCGCACTCTTCCAGAGATGTTTAAAGAATTAGGGGTTTGGTAATGGCCTTTATACTTGCTGAAGAAACCGCGCTTAAGTCATACGTACAGGGCCTAAAAGTTGGCGACGATTTTAGCCCTAACCGTACTGTAAAGGTTTGGTTTGGATACCCAGACGTTGAAGTGCGTGAGCAAACTTTTCCTTACATAACCATTGACCTTATTGACATTGCTCCGGGCAATGAACGTCAAACTTATGGGTACCTTACAGACACAGATTACAGCGGAACCATCACCCCCACTAGCGGGGTTACTTACACCCACCCCATTGCGGTGGCCTATGACCTTGTGTTTCAGGTAACTACTTATGCTCGTCATCCGCGCCACGACATTGCTCTTATGCAGCAACTGTTTAAAAAGTTTCCTTCTAAGTATGGCTACTTAATTGTCCCTAATGACTTAGGTACAGAGAACAGTAGCCGTTCTATGTTTCTTGATGGTTTCATCAAGAGAGACACTGTTGAAGGGGAAACGGGTAACCGTCGCCTTCTCCGCAACGTCTTTACAGTCCGTGTACTTAGCGAAATGACCCCAGACGTTGCAGCCGCAGTGGTTGGAAAGCAAGTTACTACTGTCAACATAAACACTACTACATCGTCAATCCCGTCTACTTATACCCCGGTCAAATAAACGGTCTCTACCCTATAACCTAAGGAGATAAAAGAATGGCAACATACGCCCGTCCCGGGGTTTACGTCACAGAGACGCTTAACCCTGTACAACCTATTGTCGGTCCTTCCTCAACGTCTATCGGCGCTTTTATTGGCGCTAATGACCGCGGACCAAACGCTGTAACACTTGTTACTTCGTGGAGCCAATACACAAGCCTGTATGGTTCTTGGAACACCATCGCAAGCAACAGCCTTCCTTTGGCTGTTTATCTTTTCTTTGCAAATGGTGGAAGCCAGTGCTACGTGTACCGCGTTGCTGGTGCATCTTCAACAACTGCTAACAGAACCCTAAGCGACCAAGCAGGTACCCCACTTGCTACTCTTAAAGTGAGCGCTAAAAACATTGGCTCTTGGGGCAACAGCATTAACGTCAGCACTGTAGCCTCATCACTTACAGGTTACTTTAGTCTCATTGTTTATTACGGTGGCAGTTCTGCCGGTAACATCGTAGAGCAGTGGAATGACATTACAATGCTCTCTACTGACCCACGGTATGCAGTCAACGTTATCAACAACAACTCTACATGGATTGCTGTTCAAGACCTTGGCTCCGCCTCTACCGCTCCTACAAACAACCCATCAGTTGTTACCAACCAGTCTTTGAGTTCTGGTTCAGACGGCTCCGCAGTAACTTCTTCAACGATTGTTACTTACGCTCTTTCTAGCCCAAGCCCATTTGATACCGTAACTCAATCTCTTATCCTGAACATTCCCGGGTATACAGATGCCACAACTATTAACGCCGCTATTGCTTACGCTGTTGGGCGCGGAGATGTTTTTGTAGTTGTTGATGGAATTAACGATACTGCTGCTAACCAACTTAGCCTAGCCGCTACGTATACTTCAACATCACAAGCCGCTGTTTACTACCCTCAAATCACTATTGCTGACCCAACAGTCGGTGTTGGTGCCTCAACAGGTGCGGTAAAGACAGTTGGTGCTGGTGCCGCTGTAGTTGGTCTTTTTGTAAAGACAGACGCCACTCGTGGAGTGTTTAAAGCCCCTGCTGGATTGGCCGCCCGTATTACTGGCGCAGTATCAGTAACGGCTTTGAGTTCAAGTGACCTTGACACCCTTAACATCACAAACCCACCGGTCAATGCTATTAAGTATGTTCCCGGCTCAGGCATTGTCGTGTATGGTGCTCGCACCCTTAAAGCAGGTTACATAGACCGCTATGTTCCTGTACGTAGAACGCTTATCTACTTAGAAAAGGCTCTTAAAGATTTAACGGCTTACGCTGTGTTTGAGCCTAACGACCAACGCCTATGGAATAGCCTTAACGCTACCTGTAGCGCTTTCCTCACAGCCTTTTGGCAACAAGGCGGTCTATCTGGAACAACGCCATCTGCCGCGTTTTTTGTTAAGTGTGATTCAACGCTTAACCCTCAAACAGCCATTGACAACGGCTATGTAAACATTCAAGTAGGTGTTGCATTGCAACGTCCTGCTGAATACGTAGTAATCAACATCGGACAATACAGTGGCGGAACTACCGTCACCATCGCGTAAGGAGATAAGGCCAAATGCCTAGCACAACGCTTAGTACCTATAACTCAAGTCTGGCTACAGACCCTTTACGCGGGTTTCGATTTACTGCCAGTTTTCAAGCCGCATCGGCGGACATTGCTGGTGTTTTTGATAAGCGTATCAAAGACGCCTCCGCCATTAACACCCCCTCTAGTGGAGTCTCCACGGGCTGGGTTGGTGGGTTCACAAACGTAAGTGGACTTAACATTAACACCCAGTCAATCCAATACCGTGAAGGTGGCTACGCTACTACGGTCCATCAGATTCCGGGTATGACTACATTTAACCCAATTACGTTTACACGTGGGGTTCTTTATGGAAATGACCAAGCCATTACATGGATGCGTGGGTTGTTTACCGCTGCTCAAGGTTCCGGCCTTAACAGTTCAGTAATCAATAACCCAAGCAACAACCCTATTTCTCAAGGGGCCAACTTTCGTGTTGATGTAATTCTTACTGTAAACCAACACCCCAACACAAACGCTACGGCAGACATTCCAGTAATGCGCTTTAAGATTCACAATGCGTGGATTACTAATCTTGCATTTACAGACCTTGACGCTACTAACGGCGCCATTTTGTTTGAGACCATGCAGTTGGTCCATGAAGGCCTTTCAGTCTTCTTTACAGACTCAAATGGAAATCCAGTAGATGGTCTAGGACTTACCGCTTACTAATAGATAACAAGGAGAACTAATCGTGACACCAGAAGTAATTACAGATGCTGAACTTATTAACAAGTTTGCCGCACAGGCTCAGGCAGGGGCAGTAGTAGAAGCACCTACTAAAGCCCCTCCTAGCACAGAGGTTCACCTGCCCGGTGGGTTTATGTGGAACGGAGAGTTGATTAAGTCAGCCGAAGTACGAGAACTTACAGGAATAGATGAAGAGGCAATCTCTAAAGCACCTAGCCTAGGAAAGTCTATTACAACTATCTTAGAGCGCGGTTTAAAGAAACTTGGCAATAAAGATGCAACCCGTGAAGACCTAGACGCCCTTTTGTCCGGGGACCGCGACGCTATCTTTATCGGTATTCGCAGAGTTACTCTTGGAGACACTATTGGCTTCAAGACGCGGTGCGGAAACTGCGCTGAAGAACAAGACATTTCTATTGACCTTGGCGAGGACATTCCAGTTGTAGAACTAGAAGAGTCTCGCTCTTGGAAAATTGAAACTAAAAAGGGTTACGTAGAAGTTGCTTTACCTACAGGAGTCACACAACGTAAATTGCTGGACAACATGGATAAAAAGTCTGCGGAGATTAATACCTTGCTACTTGCAGGATGTGTGCTCTCTGTAAATGGAGAACCGTCTATGGGCGCTAGCACTGTTCTTAATTTTGGCATGGCTGACCGAGCCAAAATTATTGACGAGATTTTACAGAAAAACCCGGGCCCACGCCTTGGGGAGGTGACGAAGACCTGCAAGGCATGTGGAGAAAAGATTGCTCTGCCACTTGGACTTGCAGACTTGTTTCTCCTATAACGAAGCAAGGTATGCACATTTACACGATGAGTATGAGGTACTTCTAAGAAGTTGGCCGAGTTGGAACCTTACAGAAGTAAGGAACTTAACGCCACGAGAACGTACTAACTGGATAGAACGCGCTAATAGAGTTAGGAGGTAGAGATGGACGACAGCAAAGTTGCCCTAGGACTTGGTGGCATGTCTACTACCGTTACTAACATAATTAATGACATCTACAAACTTGCTGGTGTTGTAGAGAACACTCTCCTACCTAAAATTCAAGCCGCTAGCCGCGCCATGGGCGGCATGTCTGCTGGTATGAATGGCGGAGGTGGCGGTAACGGCGGTGACACTAGAACGGGCAGTTCTCCCGGCAACTTCGTCAATAAGATTGCTCAATCTCCTGCTACACCTATAGTTTCTGGAATAGCCGCGGCCGCTATGAACGCTATGCCCGGAGTTCCTACTGCGGTAGTACAAGACCTTCTTACTCAACGCTCTTCTTTTTATGGGCAAGGCGGGCTTAACGGCGCTGGAGGTGTTCGCTCTTTACAGAAGAGTTTGGCGCATAACGGTACTGCCCTTAACAACATGGACTCTACCAACGCCTTAATTGCGGCTCAAGCATCTGGCCTTAGTGGGGTAAGTAATTTTAATCAGGTTATGCAAGGGGCCGCACAAGCCTCTAACTTTACGCCGGGTATAGGACTTACTGCGGCTACGCAAGCCATTGGCAATACTCTTAACTCTGCCAATACAGTAAACCTTGCCCGCACTATCGGCATTAACATACGGCAACCAGATGGCTCAATGCTTACCCTTCCGCAAATGGTTGACCAAATCTGGAACTACTTAAAGAAAACAAGCCCCGGCGTTCTTGACAAAAAGGACATGCAGTTTTCTTTGCAGCCCGGTTATGGAATTTACAACATGCTGAATGGCCTTTTTAATGGCGACCCAATGATGATTAAGATGGTTGGGGATGAGTTGTTAGCCAAAGCAACTTTTGGTGGCGCCCCTCTCAGTTCTATTACTAAAGCGCAGATGGTATCTGCGGGTATTCAATCAGCGACCATCCGAAACATGGCCAGCCAAACAGCGGCCGCAACAAACGTTCTTACATCAACTTCATCTGCTATTGCTGGTGGTTACGCAGGAGCCGCTGACATCGGTACAGGAATGAACAACTTAGCCGCTTCTATGAGTGACTTAACGGCCGCCCTTGGTGGAGGAAAAGGTTTTCTTTCTGGAACTCTTGGCCTAGGAGGCGGAGCAGTTGGGTCTGCTTTAAAAGGTTTTGGTATTTTCTCAATAATTAAAAGCATCCTTCCATTGCTGGGGGGCTTTTTAGCAGAAGGTGGGCCTGCTGACCAAAACGTACCTTACATCGTAGGAGAAAAAGGCCCAGAACTTTTTGTACCTAAGACAGATGGCACAGTTATTCCTAACCACATTATTGGTCGCCAGAACGGTGGAGACATGTCTGCCGGAGGTTTTGCCATGAAACTTCTTCAAGGCTTAGGAGCAAAGGCTACTCCTCAGGCTATTGCTGACCTTGTTTTTTGGGAAGGCAAAGAGGGGGGTAACTGGCAAAACACTGCAAAGTACAACCCCCTCAACACCTCTTATCAAATGAAAGGCTCTACTAACTACAACACAGGGCAAGCCGGTTCTGGGGTTCAAGCCTATACCTCATGGGACCAAGGTGTCCAAGCAACTATTGGGACACTTACTGGACAAGATGCTGGGGCTAGAGGCTATACAAACATCGTTGACATCTTAAAGAAAGGCGGCACCTCTACCGCTAACTTCTTTAAAGCAATGCAGAAATCTAGTTGGGACGGTGGCCACTACGGCGACTCAACGATGACCCCATCCACATCCTCTACTTCTATCAACCAAGTTGCCACTGACCCTACTGCCGCAGCACGTTTTGCTCAGGCTCAGGCTCAAGCCTTTGGAACAAGCGCATCTGCGTTTACTTCACCAGTCAACTACAACTACGGAGGAATTAACATCGTAATTAACTCTCCGGACCCAAAGACCGCAGGGGCGTCCGTCGTTGCTGAACTAAAGAAAACACAAATGCTGCATCAGGCAGGTAAAAAATAATGGGAACACCAACACCACTAAACTCTGGTAAAACTTCTTTGCCTCTTGACACCTCTAAAATGGACCCACAAGTCCTGTATCAATTACAGCAACAGGCTGCTGTTAATAAGTACTTAAAGTTAAAAGGAACGCAACAATCGTTTTTACCTTCGGTAACTATTGCAAATAACAAAACTTTATTGTCAAACTTAAGCGCCACACAGACAAAGCCTGCTCCTAAACCAGACAAAGCAGCCTTCTATGTAACTGCGGGGGATACTAAATACAACTTGCCACCGCATCTTTGGAGCCTTCCTATTTCTCCGGGAGTTCTTAATAACACTATCTACAGAGACCACAACAGCATTTATCTAAGTCAAGGTGTTGCGTCTAAAACAATTAACCACGCTACCCGTAGAGCCATCATGTTTCGTTACGACACAACGAACCCAAACTACAAAGCGTCAGGTACCTCTATTGTTACGACCCCATCTAACCCGGGCGCAACAACTGACCCTCAATACACAGCGGGGCCGCTCACACAGACAGATGATGCGTGGGGCTTTCAATTTTTATGGAACCCATCAACTTTAACCAACGTTCTTACAAGAAACTCAAACGTTGTTCCTAGTAATCTAGATAAAGCAGTCGCGCAAAGTTCTCTCTTTACAGCCATGGAAGCCATACAATTTGGCATAACCATTGACAGAGTAAATGACTTTGCTTGCCTTAAAGGCTTGGCTGTTGCAGGGTCTAAGGTAGATTACTCGCAAGTAGCCACTACTTACTACAACCAAGGGTACCCAACTAAAGCAAAGCAAAATCCTTCAGACCAAATAGATGAACTTATGCGTAAAGGGACGATGGCCGATGTTGAGTACATTCTTAGGATGTTAAACAGTTCTGGACAAAATGGCCAGCACTGGGCTAATGGGTTAAACAGAGTCACGGCAGACATTGGGTTCTTACAGCCGAACCCCATTGCTATTCAATTTGGTCCTAACCCTGACAGCCTCTCTTATGTGGGTTGGGTAGAAAACCTTAGTGTTACACACACCACTTTTACAGAAGACATGATTCCTATTCACACTGAGATTCAAGTTACCTTTAATGCGTTCTCACGTATTGCTAACTCTAATGCGGGGTTCTAATGGCTATCTATAAAGGCTCTAGGTATGAGTACTCTACAGTTGATTTTATTGCAAAGACGTTAAACGGCGCTTCTAACCCGGTTGTGTTTTACCAGTTTAGCAACATCGCTACGCTTACCTACTATGAGCACACGTATACGCAAGGGGAACGGTTAGACCAGTTAGCAACTAAGTACTACAAAAACCCTTTGTATTGGTGGCTTATTGCAGAGTTTAACCCTTCTGTAGATTTAACCAACATACCTGCTGGAACTATTTTAAGGATACCAAGTGTCTAACTATGTATCTGTAAGTTTTCCAGACACCACTGCTGGACCTCAAACAGTCTACTCTATGTCGTTTTACCAAAACCTATACGAGCATGAAATTGCCACCATTCAATTTAGAGAATGGGATGTGGACCACGAGGTCATTAAAGAAGGTGCACCAGTAAACTTTTCAATTATTGACCAAGGAGCGTCACGCACGTTTTACGGCTATGTTCACCACGTATCTGTAGATAGACAGCCCGGACGTAGCATTACTGAAGTAACCGTCATTAGCGCATCCATGGTTATGAAAAACGAATCACAACGTGTATACAAAAACATGACCGCCGATAACATTATTAACACCATTGCCGCTAAAAATGGTTTTGCTTGTTTTGCTGTGCCCCACCCACGAGTTTTTCCACAGGTTGCTCAGGCCGGACATACTGATTGGGAGATGTGTGTTCGTTTAGCAAAGCAATCTGGCTATAGCCTCCGCACAGAAAACACAGAACTTTATTTTCAACCAATGTTGTATGAGTACGCTAGCACGCGTGAGTCTGCTCCAGTATTCACTATGAGAGACCCAGACAACCCTAGCGGTTCCACACTTTACTCTTTTATGCCTGTGATTGGTCAGTCTTTAGAGTACGACGGAGACTACAAAGCCGCAGTTGCTATCTCGGGCGTGGACTCTGCCAGCCTTAAGCCCATGGCTATTACACAGCAAAACAGAGCACAAGTGACCCGTTCTCGTTCTGTTCCAGAGTTTTTTGACAGATACGCCACCCATGTAGTTGCTACCAACTCCACTGTTGCGGCTTATGAGGCCCAAGCAGCCGAACAACGAAATAAGTTTCCATACCGAGCAACTGCTGAAGTGGTTGGTGACCCGACTTTAAGGCCAGACATTCCCGTTTACCTTACGGGTATAGGTGCTCAGTACACAGGCTATTGGACGGTTTTAGGCACCGAACACCGCATTATTGAAGAGCAAAGAAATGCCCAACTGTATACAACAATCCTTCATTTAGGCTCCGACTCTTTAGGTGAAGCGATTGCATGGACGGACGGAAAAACGGTTCCGGTCCCAAACCAAAAGCCAACTCGAACCATTATTCCCGGGGTGCGCCAAACTGTAACTAAGCCTATTACAAACTTAATTCGCACTACTCGTGACATTGGCCCACAGTCAAAAGGTGCTTTTGGAGTAGCGACCAATAGAAGTAAAGGCGTTGCAAACGGAGCAGTGTGGAAGTCTGGTAGCCCTATTTTATCTACCACTTACACACCACCAACCAGTGTCAACGCCCTTCCTAACAAAATTTTAGCGGGAATACCTACTATCCAATGACCTACGACAATAGCGGACTCAGTTACGACAAGCGCTTTTATGGAATTTACGAAGGCGTCTGCACAAACATAGGCGACCCTCTTTCTATAAACAGAATAAAACTGCAAGTCCCTCAAGTGCTTGGTACAGCGGAAACAGACTGGGCGCTACCCTGTTTGCCTGTAACCGACAACACGACCCACACAGCACATACCGACACAGTAGTTTCTAGTGGAACAGTCGTCAGTACTTTCGGCAGTCATACGCACTCAGTTACATTAAACTCAGCACATAGCACTCATACCTCTGTCCCTAACGTAGGACAAAAAGTATGGGTCATGTTTATCGCTGGTGACCCTAATTACCCAGTATGGATGGGAGTACAACTATGACGCTGGCTATCTCGTTGCCCTTTTCATTTGACCCTACTGGCCGTGTAACGACTACCTCTAATCAACAAAAGATTTATCAAGACCGAGTTGTCCTTGTATGTATGACCCTCATTAAAGAAAGAGTCATGCGCCCTAATTTTGGAACCCAAGTGCGGGCGTCGGCTTTTGAAAACACAGACCAAGCCATTGCAATGGTTAGCAAAGAAGTTGCTATTGGATTTAACAAGTGGCTGTCATACCTTACGCTACTTAACGTAGAGGCTTTTATAGATGGAAACGGAATTCTTAACGTAAACATCACGTATAAGTACGGGGACAACGGAACCCCAGACGTAGTTTCCGTTAAAACAAACGTTGTAAATCAATCAGGAGACATAATCTCGGAGGTACCAAATGGCAACCGTTAATAACTACATACCTACTGTCAGTTATACCTCTAGGGATTACACAGCCATCTTGGCGGACATGACTGCCAACATCCCTAACTTTTCCCCGCAGTGGACCTCTCGTGACCCAGCCGATTTTGGCATGACCTTGCTTGAATTGTTTGCTTACATGGGTGACATTCTTAATTACTACATTGACCGAGCCGCCAATGAGTCTTTTCTTGCTACAGCCTCCCAACGTTCTAGCGTTTTGCAAATTGCAAATTTAATGGGGTACATTCCAACAACCACCGTCCCATCAACGGTGAATCTTACATTTCAAAACTCTACAGCCTCTCCTATAACACTTCCGGCTTTAACTCAGGTAGGTACTACCCTTACCACAAACGGAACAACTACTCAAGTTTTGTTTGAGACTAGTACTGCCGTGACTGTTCCAGCAAAATCTGGAGCAGTAAACGGTTCTGTAGTAGTTACTGCTACTCAAGGCTACACCCCAACTACAGCGTCTTCTACTTCCCCAGAAGTGCAGGGCCCCTCTACTGGACTAGCCAGCCAAACGTATAAACTTCTTTTGCCCAATGTAATTGGCTCTTCTATTAAAGTAACAATCAATAACGTAGCGTACACTCAAGTTCAATACTTAATTGATTCCAGCGGGTATGACCCGGTATTTGTAGTGGCTACTGATACCAACAACTACGCTTACATCTCTTTTGGTGATGGAGTAAGCGGACGTATACCGCCTCTTGGAGCAAACATCAACGTAACCTACCGAGTAGGTATTGGTTCTCTTGGCAATGTCTCTACAGGAACAATTACTAACATTCTTAGCGTTCCTACCTATGGCTCTGTTCCTTCTGGCCTTACTGTAAACAACTCAGACCAATTTGTTGCAGGAGACGGGGCAGCAACTGGGGGAGCCGACCCAGAATCTACAGACTCTATTCGATACAACACCCCATTAAGTATTCGTTCAATTAACCGCGCCGTTTCTTTGACTGATTACGCCAACCTCGCAGTTCAAGTTGTAGGAGTGGCAAAAGCCTCTGCTGTAGCCAGTACGTACTCTTCAGTAACTTTGTACATAGCGCCACTTGGAGATGCGGGCGTAGGTTCTGACAACGTTACGCCAACTACCACGCTTAACACAATTACAAACAATGTACTTGCTTATCTTCAAGATAAAGCCCCAGCCAACACAACAATTACTTTTCAACCACCAAAGTATGTGGGCGTTTACTTAATAGTAAACATAACGGTCTCTCCGCAATACAGCCAAAGTTCTGTGCTAACAAACGTAACTAACGCCATTAACAGCCTACTGTACATTGACAATGTTTATTTTGGAGAAACACTTTCAGTGGCTACCGTTAGTAACACTATCTCTAACATCCAAGGCGTTTCATACCAAAGCATTAAAAAGTTAGTACGTGCTGACCAAGACCAGACGTTTACTATTAGCAATAAGGCTCTTACATCTAACGTTGCTACGCTTACCACTTCCGCTACCCACAACTTAACTGTCGGCCAAACAGTTTTAGTTTCTGGAGTAGATAGCACGTTTAATGGAACAGTAGTGGTTACCGGAGTTACGGGAACTACTTTTACTTATGCCCTTGTTGCGGCCAACGTTTCCTCAACAGCCTCTACAGGCTCAGTTACGGCATTGACTGTCGGTGACATTCTTTGCGCGGCTAATGAGTTGCCTACTCTGTACGAAATTGGAACTACCGCTAGTTCCTCTGCGCTTGGGGTCGGCAGTGTCACTATTAACGCTACTGGGGGAATACTTAACTAATGTCCCGCTATGGAATTAACTACTATGGGCTGTCTAAGTACGGCCCAGACACAGTTGTGCCCTTTACAGCCAAGCCTTCGGGCTATGGTTCTATTGTTTTAAACTGGGAAAGCCCAACTAATTCATGGTCAAACATAGTAGTTGTTAGAAACCCTTACGGGTTTCCTATTAACCCATGGGATGGAACGCAGATTGTTAATGCTTTATTTGGTAGTTCTGTTCCTGTTTATTACAACGACACGGGCCTAATACAAGGCCAGTATTACTATTACTCTATTTTTACTTATGACCTCACACTGTACAAGTGGCTGCAAGTAGCCACTACGTTTGGCGTTTCAGTAAAAAACTTTAATAACACTCAAACAATGTACAACTACCTTCCAGACATCTATAAAATTTCACAGGCTTACACAGCCTCTTCTGATTGGGCAAACCCAACCCTTTATAGTTTTCTTTCTAACTTTGGGTTTGAACTAGATACAGAGCAAACTATTGCAAGCCTGCTTTATAGCAAGTACAACCCACCTTCTGTTAACGGTAACTTTGTTCCGGTGGCCATGAACCAATTTGGTCTTACGTATGAGCCCGCGCTAGGTCTACAGCAAAACCGGATTCTTTTAAGAGATGGCGTAACGCTTGCCACTCAAAAGGGTTCGGCACGTGGACTTCGTGCATACTTAAAAGACTTTACTACATGGGGAATTCCTGTCCCAACTGCTGGAACACCAAACCCAAGCGTTAGTGGTCTAACTACAGGTAAAAATCTTATGCTGGACTACAACGACTCGTCGTTTGAAGAGGGCGTTGGACACTGGGTTTCTACAGATGGAACTTCTGACATAGACCAACTTGGAACCTTTAACATAACAAGCCTTTCTGTTACTTCGGGCGTTGCGACCTTAGTAATTGGGGCTCACCAGTACGACGTTGGAAACAACATAACTATTAGTGGGCTCCCACAAGTCTTCTTTAATACAACCTCCCCAGTAACTCTTACCGCTGTAAATCAAAACTCTTCTATCAGTTTTTCTACTACTGCATCTAACATGGTTTCCTCTACGGGCTATAACCAAAACACTGGGGCCTACGGAAAAGTATTGCCTTATCCCGGGGCGTGGTCAGAACCTACTGCTCCTGTTCTATTTCCTAATAAAACTTCAGGCATTATTGCTCTTTATAACAACTCTACAAGTAACCAAACCATTACTGCGTATTGTGGTGATAGCGCCCCCGTAACAATGGGCATTCCTGTTACTGTAGGTACTACATACTGCTTTAGTGTTTACGCTGCTCAAGGAGCAACTGCTAAAACCGTAAGTGCACAAATAAAGTGGTACAACCGTTTTGGTGTTTATCTATCCACAACCACAGGCACTGGTGTATCTGACGCTACAGCAACTTTTTCTGCTTCGTATCGCCCTTACGTCTCAGCCGCGGCTCCCGCTAATGCGGCCTATGCAGTTCCCGGAATTTCTATCGCATCTGTTGGTGGCTCTGCCACGAATGAGCACCATTACTTTGATGCCGCACAGTTTGAGGTTGCTAGTACTCCCACGGCCTTTGATGAAGCGCGTCAATTACACATAACACTTAGAGCAAACAGAATCAATGAATTAGTTAACCCACATTTTGATTCTCCTGTTACTCCTTGGACTGCGACTGGTGCATCAACAACGCTTGCTACACAAATTGCTGAACCCGGAATAACAACCTTTGCAATTACCAGTGCCTCTATTGTCTCTAACGTCGCAACGGTGACATTAAGCACTGGTCATAATCTTCCTGTGGGAACTTCTGTATACATCTCTGGAGTAACTGGCGCGGCCTCTGCTAACTATGTTGGCACTCGCGTTATTACTGGTGTCACTATTAACACCTTTACATTTTCAGTAACGGCGGCAAACTCAACGGTCACTGGTGGCTCGGTTTATGCCATCGGCAGTGCACTTCAACTAACAGCCACGACAGGTGCCGCAGGCATTTCTTCATGGGATGGTTCCACTAATGCACAGCAAATGAGCATTTACTATCCGCAAACGTCTTACACTTTTAGTATCAACGTCCAGCCCTTAACGGCTACGGAAAGTGTTACCCCCACTATTTCGTGGTACAACTCCTCACACACCCTTATCTCAACAACTACTGGAACTCCTTTTTCTGCCGCTGTGGGTTCTTGGACACTTCCGTATTTAACAGACACGGCCCCAGCAACAGCCGCATACGCAACTGTTGGGGTAACATGGAACTCACCTACAGCGGGTCACCAAATTCTTTTTGATGCCGCTGTCTTTGAGAATAGCGCAAACTTACTCCCCTTCTTTGATGGCACCTTTGGAAGCGCCGCTATTGCTTCTGATTTGCTTTGGGAGGGTACCGCAGGAGCCTCTAGAAGCCACTACTACAAAAACCGCCTCGCCGTCCAAACACGGCTGTATTCTGGTGTTTTAACCTCACAACTACCCCTTGGCTGTACTTACGCTGTGTATCTTGCTCAACCCCAGACTTGATGTGATACCTTAAGGCTCCCTAATAAGGAGGCCCGTTGGATAACGCAATAGTAGTCGCTGGAACAGGAGCGTCCAGCAGGGCAAACATTGAAGCACTTATAGAAGACTACCTTTACAGCCATGGGCAAGAAATAGGCTTTGTACTGGTCTATGACAAGAAACCTAGCCAAGGACAAGTATTTGCCGCCCAGTTTGCTAGAGATAAAGGCAAAGAGATAGTTGTAATCTGTAATGAAGACGCCAGTTATGATGGAATACCCGGCGCCTCGGTAGTCTTTAGCGAAAACCATAAGAAGACGCTAAAACAAATGTACGACGCTAACTTTGTGGCTTTTGTCCTCATAGATGATGAAGACACAGAGCAGTGGCAGTTGCTAGAGTCCTTCCATAAACTAGGAATACTTATGTTTGACCTTACCGAAGGCCTAGTCCCGATAAAGTATGATGATAAGTTCAAGAAGCCTACGGAACCTGTAATTCCTGAGGCTGAGAAAGTAGAAGAAGAAAATCCCTCAGAGGAAACTGCTGAGGAGGACCTTGAACCTGAGGTCGAAGAAGAAGAAGAAGAAAACCCTGACGAAGAAGAGGACCAGACCCTCGACGAGTTAGAGGACGAAGCGTACTTCGGCATGATGGCCTTTGCCAAAATGATTGCCAAGTTAGTCGTCAAAGAGATGAATAAGTCTTCTGAGGAAGGCGAGAAGTGATTTCAGCCAGAGCCATTGCAGTACTAGAAGAGATAGCCCTAGACCCCGACCATGGAGCGGCTAAGGGCATTTCTTCAAAGGTTGGTGAGGGCAGAGAAGCCGTCCAGTCGGCTATAAGTGAACTGAGGGCCGAGGGGTTAATAAAAACCGCTACGGCCAAGCATCATAACGGAAATGTTATAAGCACTATAAGAATTACTGATGCGGGCCACCGGTTACTGGAAACCCGTATCCACAGATTGCTGTATGTGCTGAATAAGCAGAATACTTTATTAGTCCCTAAAGCCTATTCTGCTTATTCAAGCATAAAAATAGTCATGGGCGCCGCCCATGGGGAGGCAAAAGCGATGGATGAAGAGTGGTATTCCTTAGGGCAGATGGATACAGACTACGAGGAGATTGCCCGCTTAAAGCGCGAAGACAAGAAACAGCGTCAAGAGCAGTACAGGGAGATGAAGAACTCTCAGGCTAAAGCGAAGATTAATAATCTCGCTAACCTCCAGCCTGCTGACTGGACTGTTGATAACGCCGTGTACGAGTTTGCTCGTCGCATGGTTCGCTGGGACATCCCACCGTGGGAAGGTTCACGGCGCAGGTTTGCAGGCGCTTACTCTCAGGCTCAAAAGGTTTACCAGACCAACGGCGAAATAGAAGCAAAGATGATGGACCTTTTCTTTGCCAGAATTGACCATGAGGGCGGCCTTAAAGACCCTGACATGATTTGGAAGATGTTTATTAAGTCCTTTGGCAACCTTTACCATGAAGTTACCCTGTCTATGGTTAGTCAAGACACTATTGCGGCTGACAAAGCAAAGGCCGCTAAAGAACTGGAAAAGTTTTAGTGTTTAACTTAGACGACCTTAAGTTACGGCGCAAGGCTTGGGTACAAGCGGCCCACATTAACCCTAATCGCCTTGGCTGGGTCGTTAGCGACTGCACAGCCCTTTCTAAAGAAGACCAGACCATTATCTATAAGTGGATGGAGGCTGTTAAAGAGGGACAAGTTATTCGGTCTGTAGGAAACAGTCGTTGCGGGAAAGGTTTACTTCTTGTCGGTGAACCCGGCCATGGTAAGACAACCATCGCACTCTCTATCATTCAAGAGATAATGCTGACATTTCCTTTGTCATCCTTTGACGTGCAGGCAAACCGTGTTCTTATTCGCCCGTGCTACTTTACAACCTTTAACGACATTTTAGATTTAAAGGGCAGTTTAATTAGTGACCCTGATGACGCAGACGCTGATTTGCTTTACCAAGGGATGCTGGGAGAGTGCCCTAACGATGCTTACAACATTAGGGTTCTTGTTATAGACGACTTAGGAAAAGAGCACGCTTCGCTTTCAGGTTGGCAGAAAAATACATTTCACCATGTGTTGCGGACACGTTTTAACAATGGATTGCCTACCATTGTCACTACCAACATTCGGCGGGATAACTGGAAAGGTCTTTACGGGGAGGCTACTGAAAGTTTTGCCCACGAGGCATTTATTCATTTGCCGATTGTTATGACTGACCTACGAAAGTGAGACCCACAATGAACTTGAGACTCTTACAGGTCTTTTTAAGTACCTCTAAGACAGTTCCAAGCCCCGGAATTTTTGAAGTCTCTGTTTCTATTCCTGATAACCCTGATGAAGAAGGAGAACTCCTTTGTACATGCCCCGGGTTTAAGGCTAAGAGTTCATGCAAGCATGTAAGGTTCGTTAGGGATAAGATGCTCAAGAATCAAAGCAACCCCGGCGTGTATCCCATGGACATTTCTGTATCTGCAACAGACGCCGATAAAGTAAATGCAAAGAAGTCTTTAGAGAACGCTAGAGAGTTTGTTCTTAAATTTGGAAAGGTAGAGGTCTACTAATGCAACATGGTGATTTAAGTAATGAACTTCCGAAGCGGGTACTTGTCACCACTGACGCTTTTTCTACTGTTGAGCCGCTTATTAAGAAGAAGTGGAAAGTCATACCCACAATCCACAAAGAGTTAAAGATACGTAAGGACTTACTAAGTAAGTTTTATCTTTTTACTACCGTTAAAGGAGTCACTCTAGAAGTTGTTTCTTATGACTTAGACGACGAGCAGTTGCAGACCCTTATGGATACTCTAGACGAGATGGGTACTAATCCTTTTAGATACTCTCATGCTTATGTTTCTATGGAGAGTCTTATCTCCGACCTCCCTCTTCGGCCTGAGGTACTTGGAGTCATTGATGTGCCTTCTAACCTTTTGCGCTACGGCCACTGGGGAATGGACTTTAATTATCTATGAACAATGAAGCCAAACTGCTCGGGAAGTTGGTCACAGAAGAGAAGGCGCTTGGTTATGCGTTAGAGCGCGGTATCTCAGAAGACTGGTTCTTAGACCCCACAGATAAACACATCTTTAAGTTCTTGCACCAGCACTTCTCTTTTTATCAAGACACGCCTAGCCTTGAGGTAATTAAGGCTAATTTTCCTAACTACGTTCCTGAGTCTTCTACTGACTCTTTAGAGTACTTTATTGACAAGGTAGTAGAGGCCCGTAGAAAGTCTGTACTTATCAATACCCTTATTGACGCTAGTAAAGACGTTGAGAAGAATCAAGACCATGAGGCCGCAATCCTTACCCTACAAAAAGGACTTTCTGCTTTAGAGCAGGCAGGACTTAATAACACAACAGACATTGAGATTAGAAAAGCATCATCACAAGCGCTTACTGAGTACCAAGATAGAAAATCTAACCCCGGCCTTTTAGGCTTATCTACAGGTTTTCCCACAATGGATGCCTCTACGTCAGGGCTTCAACCCGGTCAGTTGGTTGTTATTGTGGCGCCACCTAAGACAGGTAAATCAACTCTTGCTTTGCAAATTGCTAGTACCGTGCACTACAACGGGTTTACCCCACTCTTTATCTCTTTTGAGATGAGCAACGCAGAGCAAAAGACTCGTTACTACGCAATGAAGGCAAAGGTTTCACATCAACGCCTGATAACAGGAACTCTTACGGCAGAAGAAGAGGCTCGTTACGTAACAATCATTTCTGGGATTCAAAACATGACCTCAGATTTTTGGCTAACAGGTTCAGCCGAGGGCTTAACAGTCAGCGCGGTAGCGGCTAAAATTCAAAGCAAGAACCCTGACATTGTGTTTATTGATGGAACCTACTTGATGTTTGACGAGGTGACGGGGGAGTCCAACACCCCTCAGGCTATTACTCAGATTACCCGTAGCCTTAAGCGCCTAGCCATGAAGATAAATAAGCCCATCGTGATTTCTACGCAGGCCCTTGCGTGGAAGATGAAAAAAGGGCAGGTAAACGCCGACTCTATTGGATACTCCTCTTCTTTTCACCAAGATGCAGACGTTATCTTCGGATTACAGCGGGAAGATGAGGCGGTAGAGCACACTCGCCTGCTTCGGGTAATCGCGGCTCGTAACTCTGGATTATCTGAGGTATCCTTAATGTGGGACTGGAACACAGGGGTTTTCAGAGAGATGGACAACGATGACTTATGATTCGCCGGAAGGGCCTAGAGAGGGTAATTCGGGTTTTAGCACTTCGCAGTTCTAATGCCGCCACCCCCATTAAAAACAAGAAGAAATACTCTCGCACGGTAAAGCACAAGGGGAAGAATAAGCATGAGTGAGATGGAGTCAACCCTAGACAGTTTAGGGATAAAGATTGTCGGAGTACGTGGTTCTGAGATTCAGGCTAATTGCCCCGCTCATTTAGAGCGCACTGGTCACGAAGATAGCAACCCTTCGTGGTACATAAACGCAGATTCAGGCGCCCACTTATGTTTTTCATGCGGCTTTAAAGGGAACCTCTACTCTCTTATTGCTTACGTTAAAGGTGTTCCAATAGACCAAGCCACAGACTGGGCAAACACTTCATTAGACTTAGTTACGAGAATGACAAAGTTATTGGGCCCAGAGAGCCTTCCTGAGCAGGCTGACCTACTTACCATTACAGAGTCAATGCTGAGTGCCTACACAGCAGTCCCTGATGAGTTTCTTTTATCTCGTGGCCTTTCACGGGAGGCGGCTCGGACCTATGGCATTAAATACGACTTTTCTAAAAACTGTTGGATTATCCCCGTAAGAGATGCCTACGGGCAGTTGTTAGGTTGGCAGGAGAAAGGGGTTACTGGCCGTTACTTCAATAACTGCCCAAAGGGCATAAAGAAGGGAAAGGCCCTTTTTGGATTTAACCAGTACAAGCATGGAGACATGATTGTCGTTGAGTCACCCTTAGATGTGGTTCGCATGGCTTCGGTGGGCATTGCCGGTGGGGTAGCCACTTTTGGGTGCGGGATTACAGTTGACCAGTTAAACACTATTCGGGGCGCTGATAGGGTCATTTTTGCTCTAGACAACGACGAGGCAGGCAGGGCCGCTTCCCGAGACATTCTTGCTAGGTGCCGTGAGGTGAAGGCCGAAGCGTGGTTTTTTGACTATTCAGGCACAGACGCAAAAGACGTGGGAGCCATGTCTAGGTCAGAAATTATGGTAGGTTTAGAGAACGCGCACCACATGATTAAGGGAGAAATTTTATTTAAATGAGAGCGACAAAAATCTACATAGCAGGCCCTATGACTGGCTTGCCAGATTACAACTACCCCGCGTTTAACGAGGCCGAGTCCTACATTAAGAGCCTTGGGTACGAAACAGAGAACCCCGCTTCTGCTCCAGATGTAGCAAATGGTTTTCCTTACCAAGGTGCTCCTTACGAGTGGTACCTCCGTCGCGCACTTCGCCAAGTACTTGATTGCGACATGCTTGTCTATCTACCCGGTTCTGACAACTCTAAAGGCGCTCAGTTAGAGATGACTATTGCTAGAGCACTAGCGATGCCGATTATTAGCCTTGAAGAGTTTACAAAGCACCACGACCTCTTTATCAACAAATTTGCAGAGGGAGAACCTAGTAATGGCTAAATTAGTAGGCCTTTCAGGCTATGCCCAAGCGGGCAAAGATACAGTTGCTAACTACCTAGTAAAAGAACATAACTTTACAAGGCTAGCCTTTGCTGATGGTATTCGTAACTTTCTCTATGAGATAAACCCCATCGCAGAGCAGGACGAGTTTTTTAACAACATTCGTGTACAGTCTCTTGTAGACGAGCACACGTGGGACGTTGCCAAGATTACGACTCCTGAGATTCGTACCTTGCTTCAAAAGTTAGGTGTTGGCGCTCGTAAAGTGTTTGGTGACACCTTTTGGGTAGACCAAGTGTTCAACGTGGTAAAAGCCAACCCTGAGAACAACTACGTCATTACTGATGTTCGTTTTCAAAATGAGGCAACTGCTCTTAAAGAGGTTGGTGGAAGTCTTTGGCGCATTGAACGCGCAGGCGTTGGTGCCGCAAATGACCACATCTCTGAGCATGATTTAGATAATTGGACCTTTGACACGTACCTACATAATAACTCTACGATTGAAGACCTAGAGTTTGCAGCAAAGGTTACACTTCAAAGCCTTAACTAAAGGTTAAAGCAAGGGGAGCGCTATGGACAACGCAAAAAACCGTATTGCTGATGGGGCTAACTCTAACTGGATTGGAGTTCCTAAGTCGTATGTTTTTACTGTGCATGAGAGTAAAGTTTCACGTAGCGCTCCTATTGCAGACCACGTTTACTTTTCAATACCTTGCCCTAAAAACCATTACAACAACGTAACGGTCTCTAGTAACTATTTTGGGTATTTGCGTGCAACTAACGCTACAGAATCTGTTTTGTGCGGGAAGTGCGACATAGGTTTTAACGTAGAGGTCGTTCCATGACCCGTATCCCTAATAGCATTGCAGAGCGCACAGATAAAATTCTTGCCTCTGATTTTAAATTAAAATTTATTTGTAATGTTAAAGTCTACGCAGTGTCGCCGCTGTCTCCAGCAAATTTATTAAACCCATACCTTGAACTTGTTATTGGATGTTCTAGTGGCCACCTTGTGACTTTAGGAAGTACAAGAAATAATCTTTTGCACCAACTAAAAGATAAGCCTTACATAGAAGGAGGCCATACGTGCCAAATTTGCACCGAGCATTACACTATTAGGCTTTATACTCCAGCATGAGTTTTACAGGAACGCTTTTACCCTACCAGCCTGAGGCTGTAGACCGCATGTGCGAACGAGGCAACATGTTAGTTGCTTATGACCTTGGACTAGGTAAAACAGTTCTTACTATTGCCGCATTAGAACGACTTATAGATGAAGGTAAAGTAACTGAACCCGGGTTAATTATCTGTTTATCTTCTCTTAAATACCAATGGCAGGGGCAGATAGATAAATTTACTAGTAGCACTGGTAGAGCACTTGTTATAGATGGCACCCCTGCTAAACGCACAGAACAGTACGAGTCAGCAATGAACTGGGAAGAGTCTGGTGTTGAGTATGTCATTCTTAATTATGAGCAGGTCGTTAATGACTGGAAATTTGTAGAGAAATTACCGCGTGGTTTTGTGGTACTAGATGAAGCCACTGCAATTAAATCTTTTCGCTCTAAACGCGCCAAGCACGTTAAGAAGTTAATTACTACTCCTTACCGTTTTGCTCTTACAGGTACTCCTATAGAAAATGGCAAGCCCGAAGAGTTGTACAGCATTATGCAGTTTGTAGATGCCTCTGTGCTAGGCCGCTTTGACATCTTTGACTCGGCCTTTATTGTGCGTAATAAGTGGGGAGGCGTAGACCGCTACCGCAACCTGCAAACCTTGCACACTAAGATGAAAGAGGCTTCAGTACGTAAGGCGCAGAAAGACCCAGACGTTGCTCCATACTTGCCAGAGTCTATTCATAAAGACCCTATCTACATTCATTTTGACCGTAAATCCAGCAAACTTTACAAGCGAATAGCCGACGACCTACTCCATGACCTCGATGAGGCGCAGGAACTTTTTGGTACCTCTTTTAACATCTTTGCTCATTACGGCGTTGAGTCCTCTTCTGACAGTATGGAAAATGAAATGCGCGGGAAGATTATGTCCAAGATAGGCGCCCTTAAAATGCTCTGTTCTCACCCACAACTATTAAAGACAAGCGCGGAGAAGTACCTCATAGGCGCAGGAGAAGGCTCTGCTTACATACATACCCTAGAGGCCACAGACGCCTTTGATGGTCTCGTAAACTCCCCAAAGTTAGACTTTCTTGTTCAGTATGTAAAAGAGTTCCTAGAGCAGGACGAGGCTAACAAAGTCGTTATTTTTGCCACCTATGTAGACATGCTAGAGATTATTCAGGCCGCCCTTGGCCCTGAGCAGTGTCGTCTCTACTCAGGGAAGTTAAACGCCAAAACAAAGGAGGAGAACAAGATTGCTTTCAATACTAATCCTGCTGTTAAGGTCCTTATTAGTTCTGACGCGGGTGGTTATGGTGTTGACCTCCCTGCCGCGAATCTGCTGGTCAACTATGACCTCCCTTGGTCGTCAGGCGCGGCGGTTCAACGTAATGGCCGGATTAAGAGGGCCTCTAGTACGTGGGAGACCATAGTTATCCAAGACATACTGATGGATAACTCTATAGAAGCCCGCCAATGGGCTCTTTTACAGCAGAAATCGGCCCTAGCAGATGCAATCATTGATGGGGAAGGTATTACCGCTGAGGGAGGCATTGTGCTTACCGCAGGAAGTTTACGTAGGTTTTTAGGCTCGGCCACGGTATAGTAGGTGTAACGCTTACCATAAACCTCCAGTAAAGGTGGACAAATTGCCTAACGCTCCAAAGACCCCAACTAGAACTATCCGTATCTCAGATGAAGTATGGCTTGCCGTTCAGAAAAAGGCCGCCAAAGAAGGTATTACAGTTACCAAGGTTATCCTTGACGCGCTTCTCGTCTACATTGACAAGCCTGTAACTACAAAGTAAAGTCTCCCTAAACAAGGGGGGTTTATGGAGTTCAATAACTTCAAGAACAACGTTCGACAATTCCTATTCCTTAAGACAGAGATAGGTGCTCTTTCCTCTAGGCAGTCCGAGATTAAGTCTCGGCTTCTAGATGAAATAGAGGGCGTGGATTCAGACGACAAGGGCCATAAGGTTCTTGAGTTTGACGACAGGCTTGTCGGGCATGTAAAAGTTACAAAACAACGTAGAGTTAGTAAGACCCTTGACATGGAAATCGCAGAGCGAATCCTTACAGAGCGTGGTATCAAAGACACTTGTGTAAAAACAATTACTGTTCTAGATGATGCGGCGATTATGGCCGCCTTCTACTCAGGGTATTTAACAGAGGAAGACATTGATGCAATGTTCCCTGCTAAGGAATCCTTTGCACTTATCGTAGAAAATAAACCCAAGGGAGAATAATGTTCATTGCAGGTGGTAATTCCAGCAATCTATTGGTCAACGCTAAGTAATTTATGCCTGACGAGATTGACACCTTATTTGCCGGGGTAGACGAGTTCTACCCCGGCAGTAAACGCAAGCGTAGAGCAGTTGCTATTAAAGAACCTGTAACAAGAGCAGATACCAACTGGGATGTTAACCCGACCAAACGCACACTACCTAACGGTAAAGACCTTGAACTTTTTGCTATTGGCGCACTTGCACGCGCCCTTGGACGACCAATCATTACTATTCGCTCATGGATGAAAGAAGGCCACTTTCCTCCAGCCCCCTATAGACTTCCTGCTAAGAAAGATAAGCATGGAGAAACCCATCTAGGCAAGCGCCTTTACTCACGCGCCATGATTGAAGAGACCATAAATCTCTTTAGTAAATACGGTGTTTTAGAGGCGACTCGTATAGAATGGTCTACACACCGGAATCTCAGCCTTGAGATAACCGAGGCGTGGAATAAAATCCGCGCAACTGAAACCCAATAACCTAAGGAAACACGATGCCTACAACTGCCAAGAACGAGTTAGACCCATTTAGTGACGAGGCTCTAGAAGCCCGTCCTGTAGCCAATCCCAACGCTGTACAGTCTGGTTGGGAAGCCGCTAGCACTATTACCACCCAAGCGGCACCTTTAACAAAGAAAACTTACGTTGACGACTTTAAGTTCAAGGACGGCGAGTACCAAATCGTTAAGTTCCTTGACCAAAACGGACCCTTTGCGGTCTACAAGCAACACTTCTTGCAACAGAAGACTGAGGGTAAGCGCTCTTACATTTCTCTTGGAGCCAACGACCCACTCACAACTCGTCTGGGCAGCAAGCCAGAAGAGAAGCGTGCTTTTTCTATTGTGAACTTCTCTTTGCCTGAGGGACCACAGCGTCAAAAGTTGATTGCTACTCCTCGCCTTTGGAAGTCTCTTCATGCGGCTCACTTCTCCCCACAGGGTCCTCTTATAAAGAACTACTGGGCGCTTACTCGTACAGGTATTAAGCAGACAACTGCTTACAACATTGTCCCTGTCAAGGGCCGCGATTTGGTAGACGACTGGAACATTCCTTTTTCTGAGCAAGAGGCTGACGCGCTAGTTGCTACCTTTGCACCATTTACTAAGGACGACGTTAAAATTCCTACATGGGAAGAACTTGAGGAAGTTGCCCGTTCCCTAGGTAACTAAGACTCAACAACTGTTAGAGGCTGGGCACCCCCTTCCCCAGCCTCTAACTTATTTGAAGGGACA